CGCACTTGAGCATCACCCGGCTCTCGGGGTCGGTCGCGTACACGTCCACCTGGGGCTCGCCGTCGCCGGGCAAGTGCTCCAGAAACTCGACCACGTATCGCGGATCGACCTTCGTCGCACTGGTCGTGCCGGGGGCGACGAGTTCGCACTTCACGATCGACTCGCCGAACTCGCTCGAACGGGCCGAGATCGACAGCGTGTTGCTCGTCCACGTTAGATCCACGCCCTTCGACTGCTCACTCGTGACGATGGCGGCGGCCCGCACCGCAGACTTCAAGTCGGCAATCTCCAGCACGCTCGGCTCCCCCTCGGGCTCGCCCATCACGTCACGCCAACGCGGGAACTGCCCCTCGGTCACCTGCCCGTAAACCGTGCCGGCGTCAGTCGTGAACATCACCTGCCGATCGTTCGCCTCGACCTCCACCAGCCCGTCGCCGTGAGCCATTCCCGTGACGATCCGCATCACGCGAGCGGGCACCAGCACCTTCCGCGAGTCGGTCGCCTGATCGGTCTCGGTCTCGACACAGCACAGCCGGCGACCATCGGTCGCGACCCAAAACTGAGCCGACCCGTCCCGGCTGGGCTCCACCTCCAGCAGCACCGCCCCGAGGGCGTAGCGGCTGCTCTCGGTGTCGCACGCGTAGGCGGTCGCCGTCGCGGCCCGGCGGAACTGATCCGCCGGCAGCCGGCACGCGGGCTTGAGTTCGCCCGTCGTGTTCGCCGGGAACTCGGCCGCGTCCTCGGTGGGCAACGTCCACTTGCCCGAGCCGCACTTCACGAGCACGCTCGAATCCTTGGGCGTCAGCGTCACCTCGTCGCCGGTCGCCGCACGCACGATCTCCAAGAGACGCCCGTGAGGCACGAGCATGGGCTCGCCTTCTTCGCCGAGCTTGACCTCGATCCGCACTTCGAGGTCGGTCGCGGTCATCAGCCCGTCGCCGATGCGGACGTTGGTCAGCACCGGCTTCGGCGAGCGGGTCGGCACCGCCGGCTTCACCGCCTGGAGGGCGGCGAGCAGTTCAGTTCTTAGAAACTTGATGCCACTTGCGGGCTTCGTCTTGGTTGCGGTCGCGGTCATGGGTCAAATCCTTTCGACGTAGGGAAGCCCCCGAGAGAAGCCCGAGAGCGAAGGTCAATCCGTTCACCAGCACTCCCACGCAAACGAGCGTGAGTTGTTCGATAGTCATGCGATCACCTTTGCCTTTCTTCGTGACTCGCGAACTTTGTCGCTCCACGATGCCTGCAAACGGATGCACTCGCGAGCGATCTGATCCTCCGTTGGATCGCCAAGCATTGGCTCGCCGTCGCCGTAGATCGGCCTGTCACGAACGATGTCACAGTTGTGGCAGCTCTTGCACTCATCCATGTGACCGTCTGGCTTTTTCGGGTGCTTGTAGAACTTTCGATAGTCCTTCCACTTCTTGCACCCTTCGCACCGTTTCATGCGGCACCGCCTTTCTGGGCGAGCAACGTCTGGAGGTACTTCGCCATGCGGCGGTTCTCTTCTTCGAGCCGTTCGCACTTCGCCTCGAAGTGCTCGGCCCGCATCGCACACCGCGAGGCTCGTGCCGCCAGCCGGCGGATGTGATGGTGGGCAAGTTCCAAGGCTCGGCGGGCACCGTCGTTCAGATCGTCATCCCACGAGTGAGCCTCGCAGAGATTGGCGACCACCGAGGAAGCGAGGGGTCGGCGTTTCATTCGTCACCCCCGATCGGCACGATGCTGTTTGCACGCCCCGGCACGCGGGTCACGTAGCCCCGCTTTTCGAGATAGACGAGATGGCAGTACGCCGCCGATGGCGACGCCCACCCGAACGCCTCGCCGATCTCGCGGACGCCGATGCCGTAGCCTCGCTCCGCGTAGGTGTTCACGATCCAGCGGTACACCGCTTTCTGCCGCTTCGTCAGCGGCGGTCGTTCGATCGTCTTCATGTCACCTCCTTGCGAAGAACTTGGATGGGCTCGATGTCGCCCGACTTTGTGACCCGTCCGAACTGGGTCTCTTGCCCCAGCAACCTCGACCGGGCGTAACTCAAAACCTTGAGAGCCGAGAGCGAGTGCATCTGCGGCAACTTGTCGAGCACCATGGTCTCGACCTCACCGAAGTGCTCGGGATCGCAATCATCAATCCATGACACGAAGTCAGCCGCCAACTTCCGATCGAGATCGTCATCGATGCTGATCTGGAGCTTCGGGTCTTTCGGCTTGCTCGCCTTCAACGCGTGCCGCTTGGATGACGAGAGCTCGCGGTACTCATCAAGCAGCCACTTCAGATGAACGAACGGGGTGTCGTGCTTCCGCTTGGCATTGCGGATCGCGTCATAGAGCGTCGGCTGATCGAGCGGGGAGAGATCCTCCCGCACGAGCTTGGCCTCTTCGTCACTCCACTCGTGGCTGGGCCAGAGTTGATTTATCGCGGTCTTGTTCTCGTCCCACGTCCTCACAGGTTCCCTCCTGTTCGCTGCTTGGGCCGCCGTCCATCCTGCCGTTGCCTGTCAAACTCACCCGCCAAGATGCGATCCACGAACTCGAAGAACTTCGTGACCGCCAACGGGGTCTCGAAGAACTCACACCCCGGCAGACGCTCCAGGGCGGCGTACGCCCGCTGCTGCCAGCCGGGCGACGCGGCATACTCCACCCACGCCGACGGGGCTATGAGGGGCTTCCAGGGGGCTGCACGACCCGTCTGGTTCCAGACGCCCACGAACCTCGCCCACTCGTCTGCCGCCCATCCTGGCTGCCGAAAATCGTCGCCGCAGGCGGTGTGTGTGTGTGTGTTTTCTTCGTTTTGGGATGCGGTTGGATTTGTATTTGGGGATGGAGATGGGGATGGGGATGGAGGCGATGTTTTTGCGATACCGTTTGCGATACCGTTTGCGATCGCTTTGCGATCGCTTTGCGATCCGTTTGCGATCGCCTTGCGATCCGCCCACCGCTTCTCGTTGCCTATCTTGCCAGCCTCCGAACGGGCCGCCTGGAGTTCGGAAGCCTTGATCCGGTGCTCCTCCATCCGGTGGTTCCGCCGCAGCCCGTCCTCTCCGATCGGGAACTTCTCCACGAGCAGATCCCACACCTTGCCGACGCCAGGGGAGACGAGCTCCAGGCGGGCGAGATCCGAGGGCAGGCTCCCGGCATCCCATTGGATGATGAGGAGCCGCATGTAGTGCCCGACCTCCTCGGCCGTCCACATGGCGGTGCTCGCGTAGAAGTCGCGACCGAAGAACGGGATGTAGTGGTCAACCGTCTGGCGTGCCATCCGTGGCCTTTCTTTTTCTCTCGCGGCAGCGTCTCTGGCTGTCTCGATTCAATCTGCGACGAAGAGCAACTGCACCGTATTCATGAGGTGGATATGAAGGAACGAATCCCCAAAGCGGAGCCATGCCAAGCCCCACCCGATGCTCATCCACGCTGCGTTTCATGTGTTTCGGCAATCGCGATAACCTCGCCCGGATAGCGAGCGACGAAGACGTGAGAGACTCAACAGGGATGCCAAATCGTTCTGCCTGAATCGCCACGTCAATCACGAACCAGAGTCCGCTTTCCATACTGGATCTCCTCCATTCCGCCCCGCCGCGTCGAAGCGGCGTCGTGCCTATCACGAGGGCGGCTGCGATCAGTCGAGATACCGAAACGGATCGCACTTGGGCGACCGCGATAGCATCGCTCCAGGGGACTTGACCCAGCGGTCAATGCAGGCAAGCCCAATGCGACAGGCCTCGTTGAACGGCTCGAAGCCGGACGAGCCGACGAGCCGAAATCCCTCCATAGCATCCGCGAAGAGCTGGACGCAGTCCTTGTTGCGACCGTCCTTCACTCCGGCGTCATTGACGTAACGAGCGAAGAACTCATTGATCTGGTCGCCGTGCTTCCTGTATGCCAAGAAGTAGCAGCAGATCACGGTGCCATACGCCTTCGACTTGCTCAGGTCGATGGCATCAAGGGCCAGGATTTCCCGGCGGAACTCCTCGACCGCAGCGTATACCGAGCACTGAAGCGACGAGCCAACCGCGTGCTGCCTGTCAGCACCAGAGGACGCGCCGCACATGTACCCATAGGCAGTCCGCACAGCGTTCGAGAACTTTGCGGTACGAACAAGCGTGCTGTTCGGGGTGATGTCAGCCTCCCGCATCGCGCCGAACAGCCGGTCGGTGGATGTCTCCCCCTCCTCACGGCTATTGAAGTGGCCGTACAGACGCTTGGCGTCATCCTCGCCCGCAACCACATACACGCGAACGTCGATCTGCTCAGGGGCAAGTTCGGGCCGGTCGCTCCACACCTTCGACCGCGTGTGACCCTCAAGTTTGCAGCGGCCGCCGTTCCACTCGGCCATATGGACGAGAAGATGAGCGGCCTCCAGTTTGTAGAGGTGCTTCGCGTGCATGGCACGCTTCTCGGTGTCACGCTGCCTCGGGTTGTCAGGCACTTCGGCCCACTCAGCCGGCGTCATCGTGGTCATATAAATCTCGTGCCCAATCGCAGATTGCATTTCCATGCTCGTCTCCTTTTCTTTCGTGTCCTTTCACCATCCCCGGCCGCACGTCAACGCGACGCCGCCGTGATCTGCCACTTCACCGCCCGCCGTCCGCTCCGCGTCTTCCCTTCGCCCGCCTGGACGATCATCCCCTTCGCCACAAGCTCGATCCGCCTGGGCCGCTGGGTGCTCGGCGGCATCGGGATGCCCAACTGCATCTGCTCATCGGTCGCCCCTTCGGGGTGATCGGCGAGGTAGTCGAGTACCCGCCGCTGGCACGCGTTGATCGTGGTCGGCGCGAGCGACTCGGCGGCGGCCCGGCTGGTGATGCTGTGCCGCTGGAAAAGCGGTAGGTCTTCGAGCGTGGTCATCGCGTCTCCTCCGCGAGCAGCCGCTTGTCGAGGTGTTCATTCACATCACGCAACGCCCGGCAGAGCGTGTGCAGTCGCCGGTTCTCCTCGCGGAGCCGTTCGTTCTCAGCCTCCAGCGACTCGGCTAGCTGCCGCAGATCGCGGGAGGGGCGGGGGCGGAAGATGTTGCGAAGCCAGTTCATGCCACCGCCTCCGCGTCGAAGAGGGTAGCCTCGGTCTTCCGCCCCTTCGCCGCTTCTTCCAAGTTCGTGACAGCCTGCCGGTAGTAGGCGGGCTTGAGCTCCACGCCGATTGCCTTGCGACCGTTCAGAACCGCCCCGTATGCCTCACTGCCGACGCCCATAAAAGGCGTGAGCACCGTCTCGCCGGGCAGGCTCCGCAGTTGCACGATCCGCTCGATCACGTCGAGTTGCAGCGGGTGCATGTGCCGCTCGTCATCATCCTCGCGGGCCTGCTTGTAGGGCAGCGTCCGCTCCAATCGGATGTCATCCCAGAATGCCGACGCGTACTGCCGCCAGATCCAGTGTGAGTACCGGTTCTCGATCTGCTTGCCCTTGTGCCCGCGATAGGTGAGCAACTCGGCCGGGATCTCACGCTCGCCCGCGTACTCCAGCAGCCCGTTCGGGTTCGCGACCGGCACCGGGTTCTCCCCGTCCTTGCGGAAGAGCAACAGGCAATCCGCAGATGCCACGTCGCACAGGCTCGCGTCGGTCACGACTTGCTTGTGGGCGAGTCCCTTCGCCATCGTGCGGTTGCGTACGCCGAGCGGCTCCTTCCAAATGAAGTGACGGCACCAGAACCGCCAGCCGAGCGACTCGTGCAGGCGGATGATCTCGCCGGGAAAATCCACCAACCCGCCGGGCGAGGTCTTCCTCGGGATGTCCATGCAATGCACCGCCGACAACCGGCCCGGCATCGTCACGCGATGTATCTCGCCGACCACGAACGCGTAGTGGTCGAAGAACTCTTGGTGACTACGGCAGTTCGAGAGGTCACGCTCGGAACTGGAGTAGTGGTACAGGCATCCCGCACCATCCGCCGCGAACGGCGGCGAGTAGATCGAGAGATGCACCGACTCGTCGGGAATGCTCTGAAGCACCTCGCAGCAGTCGCCGTTGTAGATCGCGTAGTCGTCGGTGATTACTTGCTCGCTGACAGCCATTTCGGAATCCTTTCACTATGGGGAAACGTCCTGCGGTGATCGACGGCCAGGGCGTTGCCCATGTGCCGAACGAGTGACTCAAACATTCGATCGGCGGCATTCGCCTTGCGTCGCAGATTCGCGAGCACGCCGACCTCGCCCTCGGTGGCGATGACATGCACATCGACGGGCTGCGTCTGTCCGAACCGCCAGCACCGACGCACGGCTTGGTAGTACTGCTCCCACGAGTGGGAAGCGAACGTCACGACGTTGTGGCAGTGCTGCCAGTTCAACCCGAAACAACCGATCTTCGGCTTGGTCACGAGCCGCTTCAGTTGCCCCGCTTGAAACGCGAGCAGGAGCTCTTCTTTCTCGTCTTCGCTCTGCGACCCACTCACTTGCCGGCAGTCGGGGATGATCCGCTCCAGAAGATCCCCCTCGTCATTCAGATGGCACCACACGACCGACGATCCAGAGTGCGATGCCACGAGCCCAACCGCAGCCTCGCAGCGGTCTTCGAGCGTGATTCGTCGCTCTTCGCGTTGCTCTTGCAAGGTGTCAGCCGGCAGGGAGAACAGCATCCCGGCCCGCGTCTTGCTGCTATGCACGACGTGCTCGTGCTCGCGGAGCGGCGGCGGCACGAGTTTCCCGTCATCGAAGCCCAGGTCGGAGGGCTTGCGGCACGCCCGAGCCCACGAGCAGACCCACCGCCAGAACGGCTCCTCTGCGTGACCGCGAAAGCGGTAGCTCTTGCGACCCCAGCCGAGGTAGTCCTTGATGACATCCTCCTTGAAGAACCGCGAGAGCATGTCTTGATAGCCGAGATAGCCGAGGGCTTCGCTGGACGTGCCGAGCTCGTGGTAGTCGTTCGGTGCGGCGGTCGCGGTGCAGAGCAGGCGGTACGGGATCAGCCGCATGAACTCAGTGACGAGAGCCTTGGTCGAGCCGTCGAAGTTCTTGAGGATGCTCGACTCGTCGCAGACCATGCCGCCGTAGTCGCCCTGGTCGAAGTTGTGCAGCCGCTCGTAGTTCGTCACCACGATGCCCGCCTCGGGCTTGCCGCCCGTTGACCGCACCGCCTCGATTCCAAACCGCTTCGCCTCTTCGACGGTCTGGTAGCTGACCGCGAGAGGGGTGGCGATCAGCACGGGCTTGCCGGTCTGCTGGCGGATGTTCTCGGCCCACACCAACTGCATCGGGGTCTTGCCCATGCCGCAGTCGGCGAAGATCGCCGAGCGACCCTTGCGACAAGCCCACTCGATCAGATGTCGCTGGTAATCGAAGAGCCAGCCCGGCAGGAAGTCGGGCGTGAACCCGTGGTCGCCGTCGAGTTGCTGCTTCGTTTCGAGAAACGCTGTGTATCGGTCAGATGCTGCAATCATG